AAAAGATCCTGATATATATCTGAAGACATCATCGAATAGGGATTATTACCCGGGATGCTGCTGCGCATGGCGGCGTAGTGCCCCTGACCGTAAAGAGGCATTTCCTCTGCTAAGCCTGGCTGTAAAATTCCGTACCCTTTAACGACTCGTTGGAACGTTGGATCATATTCTGGTTTATTCAGCGGATGCGCCATTGTGGCCACCAGTTTATGGGCGGTATCGCGAGGAAGGAGCGTATCACTGTCAAGAGTGATGACGTATTTAATCCGTCCGGGCAAAGCCTGCGAGGGAAAGCCTGCAACGCTCGAAAACTGGGTTCCCGGTTGGCGTAACCAGCTGTTAAGAAGAGCTAGTTTGCCCCGCTTGCGTTCATATCCCATCCAGATTCTCTGCGAATCGTTCCACACCGGCTGGCGGTGCAGTAGATAAAATCGAGATCGGCCGCTAGGGTTGCGCCGATTAAGTCTCTGCGTCTCAGCAATCGCTTGCCTTAAAAGGACAGTGTTTTCCTCGGTATCCTCAGTTGATGAATCCGGAAAATCGGTAAGAAGTGCAAAGCAGAGATTTTCATCTTGATTGCCAAGGCTGCAGACTTCCAAACGAGAGAGAAGTTTGCTGAGGCTTTCATAGCTTGTCAGCATGCAAGGGATCGCAACCATTGTGGCATATTCAACTGGTATCCCACTTGAAAAGTCCATCCGCGGCAGAGGTCTGGGAATACGAAAGCGTGTCGTTGCTTCGCTAAGCATATCGCTGGCGAGTTGACTAATGGCAAAAATAAGGGGGAGTGCTAGGGGGATGAGCAACCAGAATATACCCTGTAGTGCAGTTTCATACAATATGGTAGCCGTAGCGGCCGTGGTCAAGAGACTCAGGCTACCAAGCCATGACAGAAGGGGCGATTTATTCATACTCTGCCGCAGCCATTTCAATAGAGACCTTTCAACTGACAACAGTTGTTCGAGTTGTGGCCTTCCACCCCCAAGCAGAAAATAACCGATATGTCGGTGCTCAGGATCTAGACTCGGTTCGCAAGACATTGCCAACACGCGGTTTGCAACTTCCGGTTCACTCAAGCTCGCATCCCTGGCAAGCGTTTCAATCACATGGCGATAATGATCTCGGGTGTCGAAGTGCATGCGAGGATATATACCAGCTGGGTCAAGGCGTAAAGTTTGCTCGACTACGCTGATGGTCTCTGCAAAATCAGACCAGTTCGTTTCACTCAGCAGACGTAAACCCGAAATACTGTTACTGACGGAAAGCTGGCTGGCGGCAAGCTGCTGATTGAAGCGATGAATCAGGATCTCAGTTGTAACACCTTGCTCTGCAAGACGTTGTTCAATCCAATTCAGAGGGAGTGCAAGAGCATTGCCATGTCCCTGCAGACGACGAACCATTTCAGCGACAAAGGCACTGCTCAGTGGAGGATGATTACGCGCCATATCGGCAACAATCAAAATTAGGTCGGCGGGAGCATTCTCTGCACAATCAAAAATCCGCATTATCCACATATCTGCAAGATTTCGCTCCTGCTGGGCCTGGGTCACTTCGTTGCTCACACGACGCAGGTTTTCTATCAGCGCTAGACGCAGCATTCCTGGCAAAGCCCATATCTCCCCCAACGTCAGAGGTGTCACCTCTTGATAGGCGGAAATATAACTGGTAAGGCTGCTGCTGTCCCAGCGTCCGTCGCCATGCGCTATGGCCTCTGAGGCTAAGTCATAAATTCTGGGACATCTATGTGGATAGGCTAGTACCGGAAGACCCTTACCAAAGCTTTTCGGTAAGTGCTGGCGTACCATGCGAATCTGCTCTTCAATCAGGTAATAGTTGTCCAGCAGCCACTCACCTGCGGGCATGATACTCGTTTTTTTTCCTGCATTGAGTAGATAGCAACATCGCGTAATTATCGTTTCATTGTCAGTTAGTCGTTTAAGAAGGTAGTACGGGAGTATTTCCGGAGACAATTTGTGCGTACGAGCCAGTTTTCTTCCAAAGCGTTCCAACTGAGGGGTAGAAAACAGTTCCGAACGTAAATAGTTTTCTCCTCCCGAATCGTTGGCTGGGGCTGATATGTGTGCGCTGCCTTCGGGCAGAATACGAGAACGCTTAAACCACGCAATAGGTTTCATTTTCATTGGGTTGCTCTTTTGCTACGTTAACGCGCAGGAGCAGATGCGAAATCAGTTCAGAAACGTTCTCTCAGGATGGGCGTAAGGCATCGGGGATTTGACAACTGCTGATATTATATTAAGTGTAGAACATCGGCTGTGAAGCTAGCGCGGAGAGATAAAAAGTGCTTTACACCCCGGACAAAGCATGGGGCTTTTTAGACGCAGTTTAGAGGAAGGCTGAGCGGATTTTAAGCCGCAAACAGGGCAGGTGACAGTTGTGGTTAATACGCTTCCAAAAAGTTTCATTGTGTAATCGATAACGGACATGATTATTAGCCTCTCAATGAATGTATTTCACTCTATCACATTTGGCTAAAATTAAACCAATTTAATAATCACCCAATTTTTTAACATAAGTGAGGTTTTTTTCTCTTTTCTAACTCATCGCTTTCATGTCCGTTTTTGAAGCGAATGAATTCCAACCTTTTAAAATCCTTATGCTATTTTGCAACGCAAGATGAGTTTTATCTAGGTTACCGCCTGGATTGAACGCTTGATTTTTTCTACAAGAAAAATCGGTTGATTCACATTCGATGTTCTGAAAGCGTTGCAAAATCCGTAAGATAAGTTTATAAATATACTGTATATGCATACAGTAATTCATTGTGGAGGGAAAAATGACAATCGAGTTAACCATTGATCGCATGAAGAAACTTCCTGATGGAGCTATACCTGCGCTAGAGTCAGAACTCGTCAAAAAACTCAGTAAACAGTTTGATGATTACCAGCTTACGATTAAGCGTGGCGGCAATGATGGGTTGACTGTTTTCGGAGGCGACAAGAAGGAGGTCGAACATATCCTGCAGGAGACCTGGAAAAGCGCGGACGAGTGGTTTTATTAATCGCGTGAATCTCACTGGAGCAGTTTCAAAGAGTATCGCTGTTTGCGTTCCCCTGGCTGTTCCCGATTACTGTTTACCGCGTCAATAAGTCGCTCTGGGGGAAATAGTGTGTAGTGCAGATGCCTTTAATGCAGATGATCAATGGTACGATGTGGTCAGAAGGGCCGATAAAGCAGTTATCTATAGCTTCCCAGCTGAGGGCAGATATCTGGTTTATCGAGTAAATGGAATAGTTTCATTACGACCGTTACTCGAAGAGGAAGAAATCTTCACTTTCAACGGGTTTATGCAATTTGCAAAACGGCTTGGGTACCGAATTACACCACCGTCTGATATTATTCTTTCATAGGCCTGAACAACCTATACCTGATGCGCCACGGAGAGAACCATGGCGCTAGAATTACAACTTATAAAACACCACTCAGGAATACTGATCCCGGCTACGCCCGAGACCAGCGATATCCTGCAATCAAAAACCCGACTCGGCGATGTTCTTGTTGCCGAGTTCAGGCGGGTCCGAAACCCGGCATTTCACCGGCGCTTTTTCGCGCTTCTTAATCTCGGATTTGAATGCTGGGAACCAACCGGCGGGGCTATCTCGAGTAACGAGAGGAAGCTGATTACTGGCTACGCCAAGTTCCTGGCTTCGTATGCCGGGAATGAGGGCGCGCTGATCGATGCTGCTGAGCAGTATCTGGAACAAGTCGCATATCGCCGGGTCACGAATGGCATCAGCCTGTGCAAATCCTTTGATGCATACCGTTCATGGGTGATCGTCGAGGCAGGGCACTTTGATGCCATTCAGCTGCCTGACGGCACACTCAAAAAGCATCCTCGTAGCATCTCGTTTGCCAACATGGACGAACTCGAGTTTCAGCAACTCTATAAAGCTGCGCTCGATGTTCTCTGGCGCTGGGTCCTGTCCCGTTCATTCCGCAGTCGCGATGAGGCCGAAAATGTCGCCGCTCAGCTGCTTGGCTTTGTGGGGTGATGGGGATGAAGAAGACCTGGTTCCAGCATACCGATTGCAGCACCGAACAGGCCGACGAACTGGTTAAGCGTTACAAAGCGCGCGGCGTCCGGGTTGAGCGCAGCCTTAACCAAGATTACATGACCTGGACTGTCAGTGCATTCCTTCCGACCTCAAATACTCCAGCACGGCCGGATAGCCGCTGGCGCAACCGGATGTGGGGGGGAACGTGAATATATATCAAATCACTTTGCCCTGGCCGCCGAGTAACAACCGGTATTACCGGCACAACCGCGGGCGCACTCACATTAGCGCTGATGGCGTCGCGTATCGCTATGCGGTCGCCAGTCACATTCGAAGCGCCCGGCTAAATATCCTAACGGCCGCACCACTCAAAATCCGTATCGATTGTCACATGCCCGACCGTCGGCGCCGCGATCTGGATAACCTGCAGAAGGCTGCTTTTGACGCTTTAACCAAGGCGGGATTCTGGCTGGATGACTGCCAGGTTGTCGACTATCGCGTTGTGAAAATGCCTGTCGTTAAGGGCGGGAAATTAGAACTCACTATTACCGAGCTGGAGACCGCATGAATCTCGAAAATACACTCAAATATCACTTTGCCAAATCGACAATGATTAGCGACTCTCCTCGAGCTACTGCATCAGACTCATTAACCGGGACGGATATCATGGCCGCTATGGGCATGACCCAGGAACGGGCAGCCTTGGGTTATAGCGCCTTTCTCGGGAAGATGGGGATCAGCAACAATGACCGGGAGAGGGCGATTGAGTTGCTGGCCCAGTACGCGCTGACTAAGTGCGACCGGGTAGCGGCATTACGGAAGCTTGATGCAGAGATTAAATCACTGGTGATGCATCAGCTGGCAACCTTCGCCTTCGAGGACTATTCCCGCAGCGCTGCCAGCGTGAAGCAGTGTGATGTCTGCAATGGGGAAGGGTTTATTGGCGCTGAGGTTTTCAGCATGAAGTCCCACACTCCGCCAAAAGAGAAGAAGTTCGTGAAGATGTCTTTGCACATGGGTGTGGAAAATATTCGCCCTTCCGAGTATGAAGCGCGCAGGCAGGTCAGGGAGTTAGCGCGCGTTCTCTGTCCTCAGTGTAAGGGCAAGAAGGTTGTTAGTTGTGCCTGTAAAGACTGTCATGGACGCGGGAAAGCTATTAACCAGGTTCTTACTGAACAGCAGGGCGTTCCGGTTTTGGCTGATTGCAAGCGCTGCGGCGGCCGAGGTTACGAGAGAATCCCATCAACTGTGGCTTACGCCGCGGTATGTCAGATAACAGATGTAATCAGACTCGATACCTGGAAGAAGTCAGTTAAGCCATTTTACGATCAGTTGATAACTAAGTTTGACATCGAAGAGGCATGGGCTGAAGCGCAGCTCAAGCAGATAACAAAATAGAGCATGAATTTATCGTGAGCTATTTACTTTTCCCGAATCTGTGGTAGTTTTGCTCTAACGATGGGTTATTGCCTTCGTTTAAAGCCCTGCGGTTAACACCGCGGGGCTTTTTTATAAGCTAAGCATGGCCTTACCCAAATGTTCTCGTCACTCTCAAAAATCAACCTGAATAGACGTAAAAAAGCATAGCTATACGAATAAGTCTCTAGATTCAAAATGAGACAATGACTACCTCTTAACTACCATTGAGGTTAGTGTCATGCAAAAACGAGGATTTGTACTCTATCTGGTCGCCATTATTGTTTTTGGATTGTTTATACAAATCGCACCAGGAGAGCTTCTTACTGGTTTCAAAAACGCCTTCGGAGATGCCTTAGTGGGCATAATTGGGCCCAACAGATAAAATGTAGCTAAACGCTCCTCGTTATCAGGCGGGATGTTTGACTTAATCCATTTTGAAGTATTTCTAACGCCATACTTCTCGTCGCTGCTATAAACTGAACTAATAACAGTGAGGAGATGGCAATGACAGAAGGTTTCTACTGGATTCAGTACAACGGCAGAGTGCAGGTTGCTTACTACACCAATGAGGTTACTGATGATCTTGAAACGGGCCAGACTATAACTGGTGTCTGGCATCTGACGCAGGGAGACGCTCTTTGTGATAACGGTGAAGCTGAAGTTTTGTCAGAGCGGCTGCTTCCACCAAGGTGATTGTTTGCGATTGAGATTAGCAGCTATGCCAGATTCTTAGTCAAGCAGGCTTTCCCAGCCAACTTGATTCATTATCTCTAAGGCTGATGCTTCTTGATTTTTTTTTCTTAAGCAAATTATTTCCTTAGACATTTTTAATAAGGGAGCTCTGTAATTCCCAGAGAATGGCATGGTCACTTTTCTCTCAACCTCTTTTCCTACGTGAAGATTTTGAGGTGTGCAGCAACACATTGAGATTTCCAGCGAGTCAGTTAACGTGCATTTGATTGCATCATCTTCAGTTAAATCCCAGACATATCTGAGCTCGTCGATATCTGCTTTTAGAAATTCCTCTTCCACATCGACTTCGTAGACAACAAAAAAGTCCGCTTTCTTAAACAAGGCTTCTTTGTTAGCCATGTAGGCGGCATACCCAGGATGGGTGGTGAGATAAACGTAGCCATTTGTAGTGGCTAAGGGGCTATCCAATCCGTACGTTCTTTCGACATCTTTCGCGATGTAGCCACACGATTCAATGAGTGCAGCCGAAATTGATGAGGTTCCGTGATAGAGCTTCATGACTTCTCCTGTCCGAAAATATCTTTTTCAAATGGTTTTGTTTGCCTTGCTGGTAAAACAGAGTCGCATAAATTCTCTTCATTTCAAACACATTGCACCCGCTAACCTTGCGAGGTGAGAGCATGTATCGCATGGACAAATTAACTACTGGTATCTCCTATGGCGCCTCAGGAGGGAGCGCGTTGTTCTGGTTTAAGAGGCTACTTGATGGGTACACACCGGAACAGTGGGCTGCAATTGGCGTCATGGGAAGCTTGATGTTTGGCCTCCTGACCTTCCTGACGAACCTGTACTTCAAAATCAAAGAAGATCGGCGTAAGGCCGCGAGAGGTGAATGATGTCCCCAGCACTGCGAAACAGCGTTATTGGTGCCGGGAGTGCGATTGCCATCGCCGCTGCGCTAATCACCGGGCCAACTGGTAACGATGGCCTTGAGGGAGTGAGATACAAACCCTATCAGGATGTCATCGGCGTATGGACCGTCTGTTATGGGCATGCAGGAAAAGACGTCATGCTCGGTAAGACTTACACTGAGTCAGAGTGTCGTGCCCTACTCAATAAAGACCTGAACAATGTCGCCCGCCAGATTGACCCGTACATCCTGAAGCCAATTCCCGAAACTATGCGCGGTGCGCTTTACTCGTTCGTCTATAACGTTGGCGCCGGAAATTTTAAGACATCGACGTTGTTGCGGAAAATTAACCAGGGCGACCAGAAAGGAGCATGCGATCAGCTACGGCGCTGGACTTATGCTGGCGGCAAGCAGTGGAAAGGGTTGGTAACGCGCCGTGAGATTGAGCGCGAAGTCTGCATGTGGGGCCAGAAATGAGCCGATTAACCGCAATCATCTGCGCTGTCGTTATCTGTCTACTGGTTTCAATGGCCTGGGCGATTAACCACTACCGCGACAACGCAATCACCTACAAAGACCAGCGCGATAAAGCCACCGAGAGGCTTAGCCTGGCAAACTCCACCATCAAAGACATGCAGACTCGACAGCGAGATGTCGCTGCGCTGGATGCCAAATACACACAGGAACTCGTCGATGCAAAAGCTGAAAATGACGCTCTTCAGCGCAAGCTTGATAATGGTGGTCGGGTGCTCGTCAAAGGCAGGCGTCCAGTGCTTGCCACCGCCGAAACCGCCATCACCTCCGGCGTGGGCCATGATGCCACCGTCGAACTCTCTGACGTTGCTGGACGAAACGTTCTTGGTATCAGAGCAGGAATCATCAGCGACCAAACATCCCTGAAGGCCTTGCAGGAATACATCAACACGCAGTGCCTAAGATAAAAAAGCGAGGGCTAGCCTCGCTTAGATTACTCAGCCAACTTTGCGATAGGGGTAGCCAGCTTTTTTTATGTGGGCATCAAAATACTGGCCTTTTGAAGGCGCGCTCATTAGTGCCGTGTACACGGCATAGGGAACCCGAGAGTACTGATAAATGCCACTGCTATGAAATGCAATTTCCAGAGTTGAAGTGGCCTGGTCATAACCGACTGATTGGAGATTTGAAGATGAAACAGGTTGACGAATCAAAGCAGTTTCCTCGTTTAAATGGGAAAAGTCCCGAGGAAATCTTAGAGCTATTCAAAGGCTATAACTTTGTCGATGATCATGGTCACCCCTTGGACTCATGTGATGATTTTAGGGATTTGGTTGCACTGGCAAGCGAAGCTCATACTTTATATGAGCCTACTGCTACTCCTCGCCCTCCTGTCGATATGGCTCTGTCGACAACGTGAGGAGTATTGCTGGCCTGTGGTCAGCTTCAACAACTCAATGATGATGATCTTTCCTAAGCATCCGGCGCGCAGCAAGGGCGGAGTTGAGATAAGAGCCGAACCATTAGAGAAGCTCTTCAGTGAGGGGCTTCGATAATGTGACAGTAAAATATTTTCCTTTTTAAAATTATGCGCTATAAAGAGCTTAGAAATAAGCGGTAGCTGTCTTTTGAGGTTGGTATTAACCTTCGTTATTGTTGGTGCAAGTGGTGGCGCACTTATGTTCTTGTCAAACTTCGTTATAGCTGAAATGATTAGCATTACCTCAACT